GTGCTGCTCGTGCATACGGTGGCCGCACCAAATCCAAATCCGGCAAGACCAACGTGAACATCATCATCGCCACTGGCGGCAAGCCGCAGGGCGCGCCGGGGGATATGCTTCCGCCGTCCATGGCGCGCCCACCTGGGCTGCCGGTTGCGGTTCCGCCTCCTCCGGGTGGCGGCGCCCCAATGGGCGGGATGCCACCACAGATGCCGATGCCGCCACCCATGCCGCCGCCGATGCCTCCGCAGGGAGGTGGGATGCCCATGCCGATGCCGCGCGCCGCTGGTGGCCGCGCGTATCGCAGCTACAAGGATATGGACGCGGGTTCTTTGGGCGGCAAAGGCCGGTTGGAAAAGGCTGACATACAGGCGCGCAGGCGCTGACAGTTATCCGCCCTCCTGCCTGCCAGCAGGGGGGCGGATGAAGCGGGCGGTCGGTAGGGTCCCACCCCTTCCCTGCCGACCGTTTGCGATTTTCCAAAGGGGTGGGAGGTTAAATGCTGACGTTCCAATCGGTGTTTGAACGGGAATTACGAAAACTACTTACGGCCCGGACTGCCGAAATCAAGGAGATGCTGGGTGCGGGCCTGAACGTGCCGACCATAGAGAGCTACCGGCAGATGGTTGGTGAAATCCGGGGCCTGGCATGGGCACTGGATGCCTTTGAGGTAGCGAACGAGGCCGCTGCCAATGCTGAACGCGGACAATAGGGGAATTTTATGCCTGCAATGCTTATGGATCACGATATCGCGCCCGACGTTTTGCTGAGAAAGCAGGTTGGGGATATTTCCGCCATTGAATTGTTCAATAATCAGGTGCTCTGCGCTATCTACGTGCGGCCTGAGAAGACCAAGGGCGGAATTTACATATCCAGTCAAACCCGCGACGAGGACAAAATTCAGGGCAAGGTTGGCCTAGTCATCAAAAATGGGCCGCAAGCCTTTGTGGATGTCGAAAACAAGTGGTTTTCCGGCATTTCCGTAGCGGTTGGCGACTGGATCTACTTCCGCCCATCGGATGGCTGGTCAATTACCTTCAAAAACCCCAAAACCGGGGAGGATACCTTGTGCCGGATCATTGATGACGTAGACGTTCGGGGCCGCGTTGACCGCCCTGACCGCGTTTGGTGAGCAAAACCATGTCAGAATCCAATCAAGACCTTGAAATCAAGGTTGAAGACGACGTTGTAACGCCGGAACCGGCTGAAATCGTTGTTGATAAGGTTGAAGCGGACGCCGCCCGGAAAAACCCTGAAATTTCCACTGAAGATGCCCTGCAAAACCTTCGCGGGCAGTTGAATGCGGAAAAATCCCGCGCCGCCGATGCTGAGCGACGGGCACAATACGCCGCAACGCAGGCTCATACGGCGGAAATTGAGGTTGATCAGACTAACCTACAATTGGTCAACAGCGCGATTGAACAGGTCAGGACATTCCAGGCCAATCTCAAAGCCAATCTGCGCGCGGCAATTTCTACCGGCGATGTAGACGCCCAAGCCGATATCCAAGAAGCCATGGGCAATGCATCGGCCAAGATGCTGCAACTGGAAACCGGCAAACAGGCCATGGAAACCGCCCCCAGGCGAGAAGCCCCGCAAATGGCGCCGCCTGACCCGGTGGAAGCCATTGCCTCGCAACTATCGCCGCGGTCTGCGGCGTGGGTGCGGGCGCATCCTGAATATGCCACCGATGGGCGGAAGTTCCAGAGGATGCTGGCGGCTCACAATCTGGCGGTGAATGACGATATCGCGCCGGATACTGATGAGTATTTTGCCGCCATTGAGGATACATTAAAGGTCCGATCCCGCGATGCTGTCCAATACGAAGAACCCATGCAGGAGACCGCCAAAGTGACGCAACGCCGATCATCGCCGGCTGCTGCGCCGGTCAGCCGCACCGTGAACGGCGCGTCGCCTCGCCCTGGGGTTGTGCGTTTGAGCGCGGCCCAGCAAGAGGCGGCGCAGGTTTCCGGGCTGACGAATGAAGAATACGCCAAGCAGCTTTATCGCATCGAACGTGATGGAAGGACCCACTGATGGAACCCGCTCGCTCCAAGCGCGCCTATGTGCGCCGCGTGCAGCCAATTGATGCTGCGCCCGCCGCAATCTCACACGACCCGCTGGACGCCTATCTGGAAACCGGCCCGTCAGAGACGATGCCTGCGCCGCAGCGTGAGCCAATGCGCCCCGCCCTGCGTGTAGACGACCCTCGTGCCCGTGCGGCGGCCCGTGCGGCGGCTGTCCGCGCCAATATCGGGGATATGGATGAGGGGGTCGACGAGTTCGCCGCCCCTCGTGCCCCGGACGGCTGGACATACGAATGGAAGACCCGGACGGTCTTGGGCGCCGAAGATCCCGCCGCCATGGTTGCGTTGGCCCGCAAGGGTTGGGAAGCGGTTCCATCAAACCGTCACCCGGAAATGATGCCCCTTGGCTATAAGGACGCCAGCATTGAGCGCAAGGGCATGGTTCTGATGGAGCGGCCCAGGGAACTGGTGGGTGAAGCCCGGAATCGTGAACGCCGCAAGGCGATGAACCAGGTCCGCGCCAAGGAACAGCAGTTGCGGGAGGCCCCGGACGGTCAATTTGGGCGGAACCACCCTCAGGCCCAGCCGCGCATCAACAAAGCGTATGAGGCAATGCCGGTTCCGGCTGACACCTAACCAACACTGAAAAGGGAGGCGGAAACAAACCGCTTCCCTTTTTCATGTCTGCTCGTTATATGTGCGCTATCCATCCACGATGCGATGGTCCTTTCCCCTGATCCCCAGCAGCCACGACGGCGCGCGACGGGTCTACACAAAGGACAATTGGGATGGCTAATACCAGCGCACCCTTCGGTTTTCGTCAGTATTCTGGCGGCGGTTCTGCGCCAACCTATGAACAAGTTGTTGTGCGGATCGCATACAACGCCGCGGCGATCTTCTTCGGCGACCCCGTATTGCCCGACACCAGCGGATTTGTTGTGATCGGTGCCCCCGGCACCACGCAAATTGCCGGCATCTTTCAGGGGTGCAAATACCTCTCGGTTGCCCAAAAGCGCACGGTCTGGTCCAACTACTGGCCCGGCAGCGACGTAGCCGCCACCAGCACGGTCGAGGGTTATATCGTCAATGACCCGAACGCGCGCTTCTTGGCTCAGATCGGTGGGTCCTCCAGCGTGGGCGCGGTAGTTGGCGACATCAACGCCAACGTGCAGTTTGCCATCGGCACGGGCAACACCAGCACGGGCATCAGCGGCGCTTTTGTCGATATCAGCAGCACGCCGACGACCACGGCCACGCTCCCGTTCCGTTTGATCAGCCTCGTGGTTGATCCCCCCGGTTCTGCCGGCACGGAAGCCGGCGTTTACAATTACGTTATCGTGGCCTTCAACAACGTGAGCACCAAGCAGCTCACGAGTGTTGGCTAAAGGGAGCATGAACCATGGCCGTTAATCTTTCCGCCATTAAAGACCTGCTCCTTCCCGGCCTTCGCGGCATTGAGGGCAAATACGAACAAATCCCGTCGCAATACGACAAAATCTTCACCAAGCACGACTCCAAATTGGCGCTGGAACGCACCGCCGAAATGCGGTTCCTCGGCTTGGCGCAGTTGAAGACTGAAGGTGGCCAAACCGCTTTTGACAACGGCGCGGGCGAGCGTTTTGTCTACAACCAAGAGCATACGGAAATCGGCCTTGGGTATGCGATCACCCGCAAGGCGATTGACGACAACCTCTACAAGACGCAGTTCCAGCCATCCAACCTCGGCCTGACGGAAGCCTTCCATCAGACCAAGGAAATCTACGGCGCGAACGTGCTGAACACCGCCACCACCTACAATTCCAGCATCGGCGGCGATGGCGTGGCGCTCTGCTCCGTATCCCATCCGATTGATGGTGGCACCGTGGCAAACAAGCCTGCGGTGGAAGTATCCTTGAATGAAGCCACGCTGCTCAATGCGATGATCGGCGTTCGCACGAACTTCAAGGATCAGGCCGGGTTGAAAGTATTTGCGCGCGCCCGCAAGCTCATCATCCCGCCCGCGCTCGAACCCACCGCAATCCGCCTGACAAAGACCGAACTGCGTCCCGGCACTGCCGACAACGATGTCAATGCCATCATGATGACCGCTGGCGGTCTGTCGGAAGGCTACATGGTTGATGACTACCTGACTTCGGCCTTTGCCTGGTTCCTGCTGACCAATATCGACGGCCTATCCTACATGGAACGTATCGCCTTCGAAACGGACATGCAAGTCGATTTTGTAACGGATAACCTTCTGGTCAAGGGTTACGAGCGTTATTCGTTTGGTTACTACAACTGGCGTTCGATCTTTGGCAGCTTCCCGACTTCTTAACCGGTGATGGAAAGGATCAACTGAAATGGGTGCTACCCATCTAAGCGGCCCGATCATCGCGGGTAATTTGCAGACAGGCGATACTAACGGCCCCAACCAAGGGGCCGTTAACCTCATGCAATTGACGTCGATCACGCAAAACAGCACAACGGCTGTGTCTTCCACGCTGTATATCCCGGCGGGATCGATTATTACCGATGTGCATGTTGATGTGTTGACTGCATTCAACTCGGCCACATCCGCCACCCTATCCATTGGGCTAACGGCGGGCGGAACGGAGTATGCCAGCGGCGTCAACGTAAAAGCGGCAACCGGTCGGATCGCCCCCACGTTCACCGCGGCGCAGCTTGCCGCCATGGACGGGGTAACGGTTCTGGGCGTGGCCGCGCCGACGACTGCGCCTGTTGTTGTGACTGTGACTCCGGTCGGTGCGACTTCTGCCGGGTATGTCTTTGTCACGATTTTCTACGTCCAGCAGTAAGGAAATTCCCATGCCAAAGATGCGTGACAACCCCAAGGTTACTCGGGCTTATGCCGGCGGTGACAGCAATGTTGCTTCCGAAGCGATGCAGGAGACCGGCGGCTTTAAAAAGGGCGGCCGGGCGAAAAAGCACGTGGGCCACGTGGACGGAATGATGTCCATGGAGAACGCCGGGCGCATGCCCCGAAAGTCTGGCGGCGGCGTGTTTTCGTCTGCTGCCTCTGGAACCCCGCGTAAGCCATCCTCGCATTACTAGGCGATTTGGCCGCAAGGTTTGTCTAGCGAAGCGGGGGCCGAGTGCCCCCGTTTTGATAACAGGAAGGGTTGCGTGACAGAATGCCTAGTTCATCAAGTTTGGTTACCATCACGCGGCCAGCGGACACTACTGCTTACACGGCAAATGATGTTGTAGGCGGCGCGATATCGTTCCCGGCCATTGGTTGGAATGGGAATGACGTTATCATCACCAGCGCGGCGCTGATGATAAACATAGCCGCCATTCCCGCTGGCATGACCAGCTTCCGGGCGTATCTATACAATGTCACCCCGCCAAGCGCGCTGGCTGACAACGCGGCCTGGGATCTTCCGTCTGGTGATCGTGCGGCCTATATCGGGTATGTTGACTTTGGCACCCCGGTTGACCTTGGGTCCACGCTGTATGTCCAGTCTGACGGCGTGAATGCGGCAATTAAATCGTCCAGCATCACTATATTCGCCTACCTGGTCACGATAGGT